GTTTTTGTGCTTTCCTCGTATGGATACGGTATCAAATTTTCCGTCGCAACGGTTTTGCCTCGGATTTCCTTAACCGTCGTTTGTACTCCGTCAACGATATTCTCGCCGTCGGCCGTCTCTCTCGTCGTGTAGGCCTGCTCCAAGGTTGTTACCGTCACTACCTGCGCCTGTTCTAAAATCGTATATAAATCCTCGACATTTTGGTTTGTTTGCGCAAGCTGGCCTTGCGTGGCGTAGTCCGTGGGAATGTCGCTTTTTAACGCCATGAGACCGCTTTTCTCGGGGTAAGTCACCTCATAGCTATAACCATCCACGGTATAGACGAAGGAATCTTTCATATAGGACGTACGCCACGTTTGCCCGCCAACGGTTATAGGCGACGTAAAGCCTTTTGTCCCGTCTATCGTCTGATCGGTGTCAAGGGTTACATACTTGCTCGGTAAGGCTTCAATAGACTCATCTACATAGTTTTTCGAGGTCGCGTCATAGCCTTGCAGGGGAGCAAGCGGCACTTTGATTTGTCCGTTTTCGTCTCGCTGAACTATGATATTTCCCGAAGCATCAACGGCATAGATTTGCGTACTCGGATTTCCGTTTATATCATTGACATATACGATATGTCGGCCTGAAGATCTGGGCACATACTTATTCGGCAAGCCTCCGATTTCGCTCTGGATTTCCGTTAGCGTTGCCTTTATCTTATCCAGCTCGGTTGGGTCTATCGGTTCGTCCTGACCTAAATAAGCACTCTCTAAAACGATTAAATCGGCTGTTTGCGTTGTAGTTACCGAGATAATCGTCTGCGCGTCTGGGTTTGTATTATCTATGCTTTCCACGTTCACCACGACGGTTTGCGTTCCTGCATACACGCAGAACTCTTTCGGCGTAATCGTCGTATATACTCTAAATTCAACCCCGCCGATAGTCTGATCCCTCTCGTAATCGAGATAATAACTTTTTGTCGTTAACTTGGACCCGTTGGGCGCGGTTAGGATTGCACCCGTTTTTGCAAGATTCACAAAAGTGCCGTTCTCGTTCTCATATAAAAGACTTTTTGGCACAAAAACAGTTAACTGCGAATTGCGGTAACAGCCTTCGTAAAGCTCGAAATCCTTGTATAGCTCTGCTATACTTCCGCTGGGTTTTAGATAAATTTTGATTTCATTCATAAAATACCTCAAAAATATTTCCATTATCTTATCAAATTGATTATTATATCGATTGACTTGCTACCGCTCGGAATTACCCGAGCGGTAGTCTTATTTTAGTTAATCTTCAAGCCAAAGTTCATAGTTTTCGTACTGATACGAAATATTATCTTGATTCCAAAATCTTATACCATTTGCAAAACGTTGCCGCAAGTCGTCGCGGGCGGTATTGCTGATATTTCCCGTAATTCCCTGCAACTGCGCTTTGACATAGTTATGATACTTGCGAATATGTACGTAATCTTTGATGTTAGCAATCGAATTGAACGTGAAGCCATACAGGTTCATGAAATCGTTAGCTGTTTTAAGGTCTCCGTCTAACGCAGAATACTTTTCTACGTACAACCCTAAATCGGTAGCAAACATATTAAAGATTACGTTTCCGTTAGCGCTCTTTAATTGGGAGGGGGCATTTCTCATATTGTCAATCGTCATAGAGCGGTCTATATAAGATTGCGCAATATCTAATCCTGCCGATAAGCCGCTCCCTACCGCCCCTGCTACATTTCCGCTTGCGGCTTGGCCTATAATGCCGCCAACAGATTTTGTTGCGCCTGTAAGAATTTTTGATTCAGACTGCATAAAAAAGTTTTTATTGTTTGCAATGAAGGCAGAATACTGGTCATTGGCAAACGCTAATGAATTATCCGTACTTCCAACCAAGCCCGTATAATTCTCCTCCGTGCCCTCAAGATATAATCCCACGGCAGGTAATCTCATATAGTATCTTGTAATTTCAGGCTGAATGGGTTCACTGTACAAAAAATATACAATATTAGTAGTTATTTTCTGAATGTCATAAGTAAACGTATCCCCGTTTGCCCCAGTAATAACTATTTCCTTGAAATTTTGACTATTCAATTTAGGATTATATTTAAGGGTAGGCGCTAACGTTTTTATTATATCGCTTTTTTCGATTGCCAAATTTTCCACTATAGTATAGGGATTTGTTTGTATTGATTTTTTCATTTGTACACTGCCGTAGAATAAACCTGTTTTAGGCAGTCCGCTAAAACAATTTATAGCTTTTCCACCACCATAAGTGCAATATGTTTTACTTTTGTCAGTAACTGCTTCTATTATTAAATTATTACCGCTTACATGTGCCGCTTCCAATATGCTAAACGGTGGGACAATAGAAATTTTAATCGTATAGTAGTAGCTTGTATTACTATTTAGTTCTTCAAAATATTCTCTTGCAAGATGATTAATATAAATATCTACAGTTTCTGTATTTCCGTCTTCTTTTGATTTTGACCTTACTATTATTTTGCGGTTTCCTTTGAGTATTGGATAGCTGAATACACTTGTTGCCCCACTAAAAATTTGACTATAATACGTTAAACCAATTTTTCCTGAAATGGTATTTTTCGGAGAATTAAGAGTATTATCAATTTCATATATATTATAACCGCTACTTGTTACTTTACCGTTCTCATTTTTAGTTTCAGCTTTAGGGTCAATAAAGACGTAAACCCAATAGTCAACATTTTCGTTAAGCCAATCATCAACCTCATTAGGTGCAGTAGTATTCTCCGTAAATTTCAAAGACAGTTTTTGCCTATCAACAAGACGTTTAGGGAAATTCATACCCTCTTCGGCGTTGAATATCTTTGAGGCGGGATCGGCAATAAAACGAACTTTCGAGGGATCGGTGCTGACCTCTTGAAACCTGTTCAAATGCGCCCGTTCTATCATACAGTCGGAGAAAGAGATTTCGGGGTCAAAGAAAAAGGTCTGAACGGTATCGAGCCGTAAATCGAGGAGCATTTTCCCGCCCGCGCCTATGGTCGATTTCGTGATAAAGTAGAAGAAAAAGCGTATGGTATCAGGTCCCAACGGCACGGAATTGTCTATGACCTTGATAACCGCGTAATTCTTGTTCGCGTACTTGAATTGGTTACCGAATTTCGCGTCTTTTTGGTAAACCTGCGAGGTTATGAACAGCGAGTCGAGGTTCGGGGCTTCGATGTTGACAAACGGCGCGTCTCCTGCGGAAATTTTGCCCTCAAAGTAGTTATACTGTTCTACCTTGCTTGCAAAATATCTCGTATCGTCGCCGTTCATATCGAACGGGAAATCCAAAAGCCCCAGCCAATAATTTGTGTCGGGGCCGTCATAGTCGGTAAAAGTGACGTCAAAAGCGCTGGCGTCGGGTCTCATGGAGCTTGATTTCCCGCTGCGGAAAATCTTTACTTTCGTAGTAAACGGTGCGGCTTCGGTAAATGCACTGCCGTCATAGTATTTTAATTCATATGTTCCCTGTGTAACATTTTGAGAAACGGACGAGTTTAATATTTCTTTCTGCAGTTTATTCCAGACCGACGACTCGTAAGGTATTCTGAAATTATAGTATTTCGTTTGGCCCGTAAGCAACAGCTTGTTATATTGTTCGGTAAAGATATTCCGCATAGTCCCCTCGCGCTCCACCGTAACGCTTTCTTCGAGGAATGGGATTTCTACGCCGTCCAAAAGCCAATGTTTATCGGCGGAAGTAACGGCGTTTTCGGTGTAAGTAACGGCTACGGAGAACGACATCGTGACGTTTTCGCCCACGCCGTAAGAGTTTTTATACGTACCCGTTTTCTTCTCTGCAAACGTAATAATGCCGTTGCCGTCGGTGAATTTATGGGAAAAGCCGTTATTGTTTTTTATCAGCTCCTCGACAATGCCTTTGACCTGTAAAAAATGATAGTTTACCCGTGCGGCGGGAACGGGGAGATCAACGGAATAGATAATTTTCCCCTCCGTATAGTCGGGCACGGGCGCAAACTCTGCGGAATCGCTCCGTAAAATGCCGCATATATCCGCTCCGCCTTTGTCCTCTCCGATTTCAGAAAAGAGCTTAAAAGTATATGGGTCATGCCATGCTTTTCCGATTTCGTTTAATTTTTCTTCGATTAAATTTGATACTTCCTGTGGATTTAACATTTTGTCTCCTTATAAAATAATAATTTCTTCTTTAATGCGTTTCAGCCCCAAATAAAAAAAGGTCTGTTTGTTCGGATTAAAGATACTTTTATCGTCTGCGTTGTCCACCGTCCACCAGCGGCCGAACAAATACACAATATCCCCTATATCCGCGACGCATTCGAACTCCCCGATTTCTTCGTTAAAGTAAGCGTCCGTGGTTTCTACAATTCTGTAATCGCTTTTTACGACGATATTTTCCTCGGTCTGCGAAAAAAACTTCTGCTTGTCGATACCGTTCTCCAAATATTTGAACTGCACGTCCTGACCGATATCCGCATAGTAATTTTTACCCCATAAAACGACCTGTGAGGAGGTTTTCTCCTCTACGTTATAAGATTTATAGACCTGTCCCCATTCGCCCTTAAAACCGAAAGGAACGCGCTTTTCCACACGTATATTTTTCATGGCCTCACCTCAATATTTATCCGTATCCAGCCGAACGAACTGCGGGAGCATAAACCAACGCGTAAGCCCCATGAAATCGAGCTTGTAGATCGTACGGGGAGAAATATAAGAATTATCCCTGAAATCTTCCTCGGGAGCCACGCCTGCGCTCTTGCCTTTGGATAAGTCGAACGCGGAATATTTCGTCGTAATGCCGTTATCGATGATATACTGCGCTTGGATAATCAACGCTTCCTCGAACTGTTTGCGGAAAGTATAAGGGTCTTGATAAATCTGCCTCGGCACCGTCGCTATCCTGTATAACATGACCTGAAAGGTTTTCCAGCCCGCTTTATATTGGATATAATCATAAACGGTGTCCGTCACAAGCTGTATGAACTCCTGCATTTTGTTCGGATTGGAGCTGATATACCGCCTTTGTACGTCCACGCCGTTGAGCGTAAGACATTCGGGGGTCAGAAAATATTTGTGCTGTAACGGGTTATAAACCATAAACTGCGTACTGCAGGGGTATTTATTATCCCCGTCCTCGAAATCCACAGGGTCGTTATAAACGGGTACGTCGCTTTTCTTCATGTCGTTACTCCTTAAATGCTTCTTTCTGTTTCATTTTCTTAATGCGTTCTTTCTGTTTCACGGAATCCGCCGCAACCTTTCTCGATCTCAACAGCGCAGATTTTGCGGCTTCCGCCGTACTGTCGTTGATGGCTTTCTTATTGGTGCCTATTCCTTTCAAAAGCTTGGAGGCTTGCTTTTTGAACGCTTTACGCCGCCGCTTCCCGCCGCTTCGCGTTTTCGGCCTGCCCTTTGACAAGGGCTTTGAAGCCGCAGGAGAAGCCGCTTTTACAGGTTTTTCCAACGGCGGGAGATTGTGTTTCTTTCTGTACCGTTCCTCGCTTTCGCGCTTCCACGCTTCTTTGGATTCGAAGGGCTTCCCCCCGGGCAAAGATAACAGGTCGCGCCCGTTGATGGTCTTGATAAAAATCCCCTTGCCCTCCAGCCGTCCGACTTCGCCCGCGGCGTTCTTTTCCGAGCTGGATTTGGAAATCGTGAACATGGTATTATAGGTCCGTCCGCTCCGCTTATTTGTCACGGGCGCGACGACCTGCTGTCCCGTTCTTAAATTGTCGTCGCCCCAATAGACATAGAGCTTGCCGCTCAAATGGTGGCCGTAGGTGCCGTAATATAAACGCATATTAAACCCTCTGTGTTTGACGGTTGCGGGAGTTGCACCCGCTTTTGCTTCTCACCGTCATAATAAAGGGGCGGGAAAACCCGTCCCTTTGTCGTTTTAAGCCGTTGCCGTGACTTTAGCGATAGCGAGTGCGGGATTGGTGACGCCGCCTCCGCTGACCGCTTCCACCTGCGCATAAGAGCCGATAAAGTCGATCGCGTTTACCATACGCAGACCGAGGATATCGGCCGCGATAGCGAAAGCGTCGTGGTCATAGACTATGTACTCGCATTTTGCCGCGTCGCCCGTATTCGCGGGAGCATTACCCGCCACGGGAAGCACGGAGGGAGTACCGCTTCCGATCAGGTTGGACGAAAAAACATTCATGCCGTACAGCCGACCGATTTTACCGTCCTTGATAAGCGCTTCGTTCGTTTCAGGGATAAACGCATTACCAGATTTATAAGCGTTGGCAAGAAACAGCGTTTCCATTTCAGGGCTGATAATCAAAACATCTGCGTTTCCGCCGTTGACGCGAATTTGCTGTCTGTCCGCGAGAATAGAACTGATGAGCGTATCGAGCGTAGTGTCCGCCGTGGTGTTCGCACTTCGCGTTGCGCCGCCGACGCCTACGTCGTTCTCCGCCACGGGCTTTTTCAGAAGATAGGACATCCATTGAATTTGGCACCCTTCCTTGAATTCCTCGACGACTTCGCTGACCTTATCGACGGATTTTCCGCTTTCACGGAGAACCTCCACGAGATCGTAGCATTTCTCACTGCGGGAAATGGCGTCCGTTTTCTGGATCAAAATGAGGCTGTCCGCCGTTTCGGTATGGGTTAAATCCAGCCCGCCCGCGCTCGTCGCGACCTTGACCGTCGCCGCGGTCTTTCCCAAACGTCTCGCATAAATCTGTCCCCCGCGTTCGTTGTACTTGTTCGTAAACGTCACGCCGGGCTTGAAGGTGTTGTCCTTAAATAAGTTGTGTACAAGAATTTTGCTGAATACCGTATCCACCGTTTCGGTTGCGTTGAACTTAAACGAGGACGGCAAAGCTTCCGTATATGCCATAATTTTTTACTCTCCTTTTTTAATCTCTGGGATTGATTCCCATTTGTTTTAATCTCTTTTCTTCCTCGGAGAGATTGTCCGAGCCGTTGTCGATATCCATTCCGAAGCCCTTCGGCTTATAGCCGTGTACCCATTCGGGGAAGTCTTTCAGAATGTCCTCGACCTTTCCGAGTTCGTCGAGACCGCCGATTTCGGATTTTGCCAGCCGCATAGCGGGACCGAGCTTCTCTTCGCGCACCCCACCGCGCAAAAGGGCGTTTTCAATCTTCGTTTCCAGCAGCATATCCTCCGTCTTGTCTCCCTTAAGTTCATCTACTTCCTTTCCGATTTCGTGCGTTTCCTCCCGTACTTCTTCCGCTTTTTCGTCGCGTTTTTCGGGAGTTTCCGCCTTGTCGCGTTCGATCTTATCGATTTCGCGCTCGTCCTCGGCTTTGTCGATGTCCTCGGTTTTGTCTTTGATTTTTTCTTCGCCGATCATACCCTCTTTTTTCAGTTTTTCTTCCTCCGCGTCTTTATCCTCGGGGAAAGCCTTCTTGAAAAGTTCGCGGTATTTGGGATTGAAAAAATCCACACCCGAGAGCTTCGAAAGTTCTCTTTTTAATTCGTTGCTTCCCATATTTCTTTATTCCTTAAAAGTTATTTAGCCCTTTGAGGTGTCGCTACTCACCGCGTAACGCCGCCGCGCATTTCGCCTTTAACGTGTTGCGACTCACGAATTTAGCCTTTATTATGGAGCGCTATTCTCCGTGGGGGTCTGTTCTTCCGCGGCCTCGTCGTCGTAATCAAAAGGGAGATCGGAAGTTTCTTTCTCCCGGTCCCCCTCATCGACGACAGGCGCGCCTTGTGCGGCAAGGATTTGTAAAAATTCCTCCTCCGCTTCTTCGTCGCTTATGCCTTTATTAAGTTCTTTGATCGCCGTCAACGGCGCTTTTATGCCGCCCTTGACTTGCTTTATGAGCACGTCCGTCACGTTCTCCACCGTCGGATTGGTATATTCATTAAAGGTTATATTGATTAAACCCGAATAATCGATGATTTCATGCCCGTCGATATAATCCCGAACCTGCAAATAGCGGTTTAACAGCTCTTTCAGCGTCGTGCGCCAGCCGTTCAAAGATATTTCCCGAGTACGCATGCTCGGCTTTTCCCGCGCGTCCTGGCTTTCCTGCGAGCTGTTTATACTCTCTAAACCCGTAAGCCCCAACGTCGTGGGAGACAGCCCCGCCTTGTTGATCGCTACGCTCATGAGGTTTTGTATCGTCTTGGTATAAGCCTCCCACTTGATATCCCCTTGAACGACGTTCCACAGCGCGGAACTGTCCCCGGGCGTCGAGCTTCCTTTCGTCGTGATGATCGTTTTGTTGAAATGGTTGAGCCTTAAATCGTTCCCCTCCACGTCCTGCGGAATAAGCTCCTCCGATACAAACTCTTTTGTGCCGCCCTTGCGGATTGCGTCGATTAAATCGCTGACGCTTTCCGTCAGTGCGTCCTCGATATCCGCTATACCCTGAATGTCGGGTACGCCTCTTTCCCCTTTATAAAGCTGGTTGGAATTGTCGTTCTTTTTGAAGATAATCAAAAAGTCTTTCAAGGGGAATTGGCGGGGCTCTATATCTATATCAGAGGGAAACATCGCCCTGCACTCGGCCATCAACGCCTCGTCGTTCTTGGGGACGTATTTACCGTCTTTCGCAAACCGATACTCGATACAGACATAGCCTTCTTCGTTTTTGTAGTGTATCTCCCGAAGCTCGTACGTCGGATCGTCTTTCGATACCTCTTTCACTACGAAAGATTTTATCTTCCCGCGTTTGTAATTGACCTCTAAATGCTGGGGTTCGATGATATCGATAATCGGCTTGTCGCAAATTTCGGGACAGTAGGACACCCGATACGCCACGTCGCCGATACCGCTTTCCCAATACACGCCGTCGCAGAATTTCTTTAGAAGCTCCGCTTCGTCTATCAGCTCATTGAGTACCTCGTCGATTTCCTCGTCATCGCTTTCGCATTTGAAGCCGTTGGACGCCACGAGATTGACTTTCGCGTTGACGATCATCGGGACAATCCCGAAATACGCAAAGGCCTGCCCCGGGGTATAATGCCCGAGGAATTTGTTTTCCGCCTCCTGCGTCAGCCAGGTGTCTTTGAAATACTTCGGGATTTCCACCTGATAAAACCGACGAATAACCGACGCGTCGTTGCTGAGCAACGCAAGATTTTGCGCCATGTTGTACGCATAGACCGCGGGCGAACGGATATTATCGATGATCTCTTTATTTTTCAAATCGAAATTATAACGTGCCATTTTTTTAATCGTCCTTTATCAGCTTATCGTCGAACTTCTTCGGGGCCGTCCGTTTCATTTTGTTCGTATTTTTCTTAATAATCTCATTCTCGGGTACAGACGGGAAAGGCTCCGTTTCACCACATACGCCGACGATTTTCCAGCCCTTCGGTTTATATATCGCCTCGTACTGTCCCTCGTCAATGACGTTCTCGATTCCGTCTTTGATAATGTTGTAAAATCTCATAAAAATCACCTCTTTATGTTTCTTGTAATGTCGTTCCACTTCTCTGTCAATCCGTAGGCGAGCGAATCGCCGTAGTCGTTGTCCTGAACGCCCATATCCAGCTCCGCCCCGTCATCGTCCAGCAAAAGCCGCGTATGCGCGTTGTACGAGTTTATCGCATGCGTGCTCCATAAAAGCCGACCCTGCAACAATAGCTGTTGCTTCAGCTCGCACCTCGTGCGAAGCGTAATCACGTCCTTATACGCCTTTACAGCCCCTTTTACTTGTACCGTGTTGAACTTGTTTCGGCTTTTCCAGGTGTTTATCAAAATCGCTTCCGCACTGTCTATGGCAAGTTTTTTCAGCTTAAACATCCATTTGCACCACCACGGTTCCAATTCCTTTTCCACGGCGGCTATGATTGCGTCGTGGCTCGTCGCAGGGATTGCCCACGCCTCCAGCACTATTACGCGCTGACAGCCTTTCGAATACCCTACGAGGCTCGCCACCGTAGAGGCTTTATCCGTGTTTTCGGGGTCTCTGTTGGAACCGATATCGATAAATACGCCCAATTCAGAGATAGCGCCTATATCTATCTTTTCAAACGGGATCAGGTGCGTTTCTTTTTTCATCAACGGCGCATACGCCGCACCTTCTACAGCGCCGCGGCAACCGAGAATTTTGCTCGAATAGTAGAACGAATTTTCGGGGTACAGCTCTATCAACTGTTCACGCTGTAGATCCGTCAAATGCGGCGCGTCGTCGTTGAGGTTGAAATGATAGTAGTGCATATATGGTCTATCTTCTATCATTTCCGAAAGCTCTGCCGCGGGCACCGTGTCCCTGAATTGCACCGCCGCGTGGTTAATAAATTCTGTGTAAAACTCCTGTGTCGGCAGTCCGCCGTTTGTCGTCCCGATCAGCTTACAGTCACGGCTGAACGCTCGACCGAGACATTCCCGAATACAATCGATATGAAGGACGGACAATTCTTCGAGCCATAGCCCGTTGGGGTTTGCTCCGAGGATCTTCGACCACGCCGAGCGGTCGTCCGCACCCAAAAGATAAACATATTTATCCCCGTAAAGGCCGTGGAAAATGAATTGCAAGCCCCCGTCTTTCCCGCTGACATACGGCTCCCGCATGAAGTCGTACATGTTATAAAAGCTGTCTTTGTTTTGCAGGATATTCCTCACGCCCGTACCGCGGTCTTTGAAGATCATGTAAAACTGCGTATCATCCGCGGGTGCGTTTAATAACCAATCCATAAACTTATGTCCCGCGACGAGCGTCTTGGAACACCCTGTCGCGCCAGTCAGAAACAAAATGCGAGCTTCGTCCTTCATGACTGCCCGCATTTTATCCGTCCATATAATATCGTTGAGTTTCATAGCCCTTTCTTAACGCTTTCCAGATACTCCCGCATAAGCTCCTTGTTTTCGTCCGTAACGCTTGCTTCCACCTTATCCGTCGGCTTCTCTCCGCTCGTATCCCGAAGCGCTTCAAAGGCCCTTGTATCGCCCTCTAACGCACGCTTTATCTGCGCCGCTACAATGTCCTCCAACATTGTGCTTCCGTGTTCTGTGGACGTCTTTAACGCCGCCAAAACCGCTTGCTGAAATTGTTTCTTTTCCCGCCGCGCTTCTCCGCTCGCTTTCCCGCCGCGTTTGCCTTTTTCTCTCGCTTCCTCCTTGCTTCGCACCGGTTTCAAATTCTTTTCGTTCATTTCGTCTCAACTCCTTTTTGAGTATGAAAAAAGCACTACGTAAAACGTAATGCCTTTTGAGTTTAATTTCTTTTTTCCCACAATACCATTATATCACGTTAAAATGGGAAAAAACGGACATCTTGTGTCCGCTTTTCATTTTTTCATACGAATAGGCCTATGTTCATGCCAATCGCTTCCGCTTTCTCGAATACGTCGCGCTTCCATCTTCTGCCCGTTCTATCGGATATCCCCAATTCGTCGCACGCCCGATATTCGCCCATGCCCTTAAAATACCGATATTTTATATATCTTTCCCGTCCGTAACCCTCGATTTCAAACCACCGCACCACTTCTTCCACCAGGCGCACCTGCTTCTCCAAATCGTCTTTCTTGTCTATTGCAGACATCACCATTTGCTCCGTACCGTTTTTGTATCCGTCCCCCGTCACCCTCGGCTTTGAGTAGTCCACTCCAGAAACATAGGGGTACGGATAGCTTTTCAGGGCTACAAGATTTCTCCTGTAACCCTTGAACGCTTTATCTATCGTCAGCCAATGCCCTTGCTTCATACGCTCTCCTTTACTTCCCCTCCAGCTCGTTTTATGTATTCCCGCTTCTCTTCTATCGTCATGCTCTTTTCCTTCCTTTCAGTTTCTTCTTTTCGTCCTTGAACCTTTTACACTCGGCCTTTTTACACTCTTTCAACGGACAGGTCAAACAAATCTCCACCTCCGCCGTCGGCGTGTAAAGCGTATGTACCGTCCCACGGCGTAAATTATCCGTGACCGTATCTATTCTCGCTCGCATTTCTCCTCCCTGCTTAATTTGCTTTTCATTCCTCGTCCTCCTCGTCAAACGCCGTCACTCCGTATTTATCCGAGATTTCCTTATATGCCTCGTCTATCGCCGCGTCAAAGCCTTTGCTCCATTCCTCCGTCGCGTCGCAGCCTCCTATGCCGTGCAGGATTTTCAAGCATTCCCGCGCCGTTTCTTTCCGAGTATCAGATATTAACCGTTCCCTTTCCGTAATAGGGTTTTCATAAATTAAAAAATCATAACCTTCCGGCAATTCGTTTGATAGATTTATTTCTAACCCACATATCATTGGCGGTAAAGCCCCTTGGGCGATATAAAATGGTTTTACCTTTCCAAACTTTTTATTATTTAATATTACTGTATTTGCTTGTATATTATTTTTCAACGCCTCGGACTCTGCCTGCCTAATAAGTAATATCATATCTTCTATAAATCCGCTTTTAGTCACCGCACACCTCCACTCCATATTCCTTGGCCATTTCCCTTGCGATATCGTCTATCGGCAATTCATAGCCGAACCGCAACACTTCCATGATTTCCATAAACACTTCTTTCCTTGCCTCTGCTAATTCTTTCATCGCATACTCAAATTTTTCCTTGTATTTCCTTGCGATATAATACGGGGAAGCGTCGGGCGTAAACCCCATTACTTGGGCAAATGCTTCTTGCTTTTTTATTTCTTTTTCCTGCTCTTTCTGTAACGCCTCTTTCACCGCTTCCTTTACGTTTCCGTAGCCTGCGTCATACAGTATTTGCGCCCTATGTATATTACAAGGCCCAAAAGCTTTTTCCTGCTCTTTATCCATTTTTGGACACTTCTCCGTAGGGCATTTGCTTCCATTTATGAACTTCGCCATTTCTTCGATTTGCTTCTCTTTCTCCATGTTACTCCTCCAAGTCAAACAAGGTTTCTCCTTTCCCTACTTCCCGTCCATGTGCGCGGACGGCTTTCGGGTATCAGCCTTGTTTTTCCGTTTTGCTCTATCTCGCAAAACTTAACTGTTTTCCTTTTTATTTCAACCCGCGCACGGCTGATTACGCTTTCATTTCGCCTACATTAAACGTTTTTCTTTTCCTCGATATAGGAATCGACTTTCTATATATCGTTCAATTTAGACCCGTTTCTGCAATCGTAGCGCGATTTTATCTATAATATCTCCACTTCCACCCGTGCGGCTTCTCCGTACTCTTTCTCTACCGTCACGGCTATCACCCCGCTGTCGTCAAGATACGCAACCCCGTTCAATGCGTCCAAGACAACCTTTGTGATATTATCCACGTCAGGCTTCACGCAAGGCCGTATTTCGCCCCTCAGCGCCGCTTCTCGCTTCTTCTTGGGATAAGACGCGGGAACCTCGTATATCGCTCTTATAGCCACCGTAAACTGCCCTTTCCCCAGATATGTACCGCCCGCCGCTTTATAGCTCCAACGGATTAAATCCTCATAGCTCTTTGTCTGTTCAGGAGTTATACTCTGCATTTTGCCTAACCGACTATTGTAGAATGTCCGTGCCCGAGCTTTTCCCTGCGGGCGACCCTCTATGACGAATTTCATCTCCACCGCCTCCGCGCTTCTTCTACCCGCTCCAGCCGATATTCCGCAAATACCATGCTTTCTCCGTTACGAGATTTCCCGACCCGCAAGTAGGTCTTTATCGGATAGCCTTGCTTTTTTAGGTCGTATATCCGCGCCCCTAACCGCATAATCCCGTATTTGTTCATCGCTTCCAGGCTCGTGATTTTTCCATATGTCAGCAAGTGCCTTAATATTTCCTCATTCTGCGTCATAGGTAGCCTCCTTCCCGATTTCCGTGATCGCCCGCCTTAATCCCTCCGCATATGACGCATACATCACCTGCGCCTTACTCCCTTTGGCATGCCCTTGCGCCTTATCTCGATATTCCTCTATCAGCTCCAACAGCTTCTTTTTTGTCCCTTCGCTCATGTTTTGCCTCCTACATGTATCCGTCAAAATATTCGCCCCAATAACGTATCTTGTATCGCTTACACAGCCATTTCTCTATGTTTTCCCGCATTTGCGTCGTCGTCCGATCGTCCAAAAGCAAGTCCCGAAGATGTATCAGCACCGCATAGTCTTGGATTTCTTTCAGATACGTTTCCTCAAATTCTTCGCCGTTTTCCGCCGGGCCCAATGGATTGATTACGCTGCCGTGGAACTCGATCTTCTCGTTCAGCCAATCCACCAGCCGAGCGTATCGGCTTTCTTCTTCCAGAAACTCCCCCAGCTTTTCACGCCACGCATAGCCGAAATACGTTTGATTATTCTTTGCAAACGCCCGCCGCAAAACTTCGCATAGATCCGTTACGCTGTATTCTTTTTGGCTCATTTCCTCCTCCTAAAACGGCAGCTCCTCCCCGTCCTCTACTTCCGTCAAGGTTGTGCTTCCGAATTTCAGCCGCTCCTGCGTCGGACTCACGTCCCAACCGTAACGGATCACCTCGTCGCGCCTATTCAAAAAACGCTTGGATTTCGGGTCGAAATATACCCCTACCATACTGTCGTCGTCTCCGAACTCTCGGTCTTTTGCGATTTCGATAATGCTTGAGTATTCCAGCGCGGGATTTCCTTCTTTCCAGCCGAAGTATTCGCCTGCACGGATTTTGAAATCCTCCGTTACCCGATGGACAAGCAATACCGTGTCGGCTGTGTTTATGATATCCCCGCTCCCGCCTACGTCCTCGATCCTTGGCAGCGTCTTTACTTTGTTCGGGTGCGCTACCAAGATAATGCAGATATTTTTCCGCTGGGCATAGTGCTGAAGTTTTTTTACGATCTGGCTCTGTGCTTCCCACTTGCTTTCACGCATTCCGTCAAGCTCGATCTTCATCAGGTTATCCAGGATAACAAACTTGATCTTTGGGTTTTTCTTGATTTCCTCGCTGATATCCGAGCAGATTTTTTCCGCGTCGAAGATTGCGTTGTCGTAAACTTTCAACTTGGAAGAAATCCAATCGTCAACCGCTTTTTTGACTTCTTTCGTTCGCGGGTAGAACAACTCTTTCCCCGTCGAGGTCGTATAGCCCCGCAGATTTTCCGAACCTAACGCCTGAAGTGTCAACCAATTCTTCAACCGCGGATTTGCCATTTCAAACGAACAAATCAATCCTGAATATCCCTTGTCGATAAAGTTACACGTCAGTTGTCCCGTCAGCGTCGTTTTTCCGCCCGCTCTCGTTCCCGTGATGATCACCAGCTGGCCCAATCCTAACCCTAAAATCGCTTTATCCAGCTTCTCTATCCCTGTTTTCAAATATTGGCTCTCGTCGATTCTGAAATCCGCGATGTCGGTGTATGTACGAAATCCCATTTTGTTTCCTCATAAAACCGTTTTGATCGGACGCTTGCTTTCCACCCTCGGGATCGTCGATCCCTTGTACTTATCGCAAATGATGTCCGTATAGTTTCTGCATACCCAACTCAATGAATTGGTTTTATCCCGTAGGTAACCACTCTCTGAAAACTTTTCCGATAGGAGCTCAAAATCCTTTCCGTAAAGTTGCGCTGTAGAGCTTATATCCACCTCTATCGCTGGATACGCTTTCAGGAAGGCTGATAAAGAGTCGTTTCCAGCCTCTTTGATTGTTTGATTGTTTTCTTTCGATTGATTATCAATCAATCTTTCTTTATCATCTACATCTACATCTACATCTACAGGGTTTTTTTGTTTTTCAGAAAAAGCATTTGCTTTTTTTGCTTTCGTTTGCTTTTCGGTGATTTCATCTGTTTTTTTGTCTCTGTCGTCAAAAGCATTTGTTTTCGGACGTCCGCCCCGTTTACCCGCTTCGCTGCGCTTTTTTAATGTTTCCTTATATTTCTCATCGTCGCGGTCAAGCTGTTCCTTGATGAACGAAAACGCCATTTCCGTTGCCGCCTCCATTTTTGGAAGCTCGATACCTGTCGCATAATTCATTACGGCGGTAAACAGTATCCCGCGCTGTTCCATGCTTAGTAATCCGATATGCTTAGCGTATTCGGTGTATAATACAAAGCTGTTTTTCATACTTACCTCTTTAACCCGTAAATTTTGCAGATCGTATTATCTGCAGTCACCCCGCCTTCGAGGTGATATCTCTCCATAAACGCTGCCTTGCCTATCGTGTGTATCTCCGTATGGTGCGCCCGACAAAGACTCATTACCTCTCTCCCCACGTTATGCGCTTCTGCCCTGTCGTTCCCCATTCCGATCGCGTCTATATGGTGCAAGTCTGCCCTCCTGCCGCAAATACAGCATTTTTTATGGATAAGGCACATGTACGTATAGTTTGCGATATCGTCCACATAATTTAGCAACGGGAACGACAGCGGCACGTCGTTCGAAAGGATAAAGTCTATCAGATATCTCTGAAACTCTGCCACAAGGCTCATGGGCGCGTTTGAAAGGGAAAATATCTTATCCCCGAGCGTTTCTACATGCGATTGCCAAAACTCTAATTTCAAAGCCGTTTTCGTGCCTTCCTGGGTCTCTCCGCTCCAATCCGCAATCGCTTTCATCAACGTATAGCACATTCGCCTTTGCTTATCCGACAGCGGGCGGCTGTCGATAAAATCTACATAACATTCTTTCACCTTTCGGTGCGTCAATATGTACGGGTCTATCGGTGCTTGAATTATCGCGCTTCCGTCTGCGTTTATATCGATTATCTTTCCTTTTATCATTGCCGCTCCTTAAAACGGTAAATCGTCATCTGGTTCGTTACGATATTTTTCCATTTCCTCGGTATTCTTTTTCTTCATCTTTTCGAGGGTTTCGCGCACTTTTTCCGTCGTTTCCGCGTCCCAATCCTTAAACGCTACGCCAAGTTTCTTTTCCAACGCCGCAAGCGTTGCTTCTGCGTTCTTTACCCCGTAAACCTGCACCAGCTCGCTTTTCGTCAATCGTTTGAACTCATCAGCTTTCCTTACAGGTTCCGCCGTCTGGTTCGGCTTCTCTGTCCCGTTCGTCGCTTCCTTGGGGTATTCGAATACCTTTTTCCCGCGTTCATCTACGATTGTTATCTTCGAGATTTTTCGGCTTTCCGTATATTCAATCTCCTTTACGTCAAATCTCGAAAACGGATTCTTCAATTTATATCCTTTCCCATTGGATACCGTTTCCAACGGCAGAAAGATAAACGGCGCGGTATACAGTTCCCGCCCGATCCCCCACTGTACTCCCGCTCTCTTGAACGCGTCAGAGGCCTCGCCCTTCTTTTCGTTCCCGTCCCCGTCGCTTCGGCTCTCTATCCCGCAGTCCCATTTCCATACCCAATCCTGCGTCGTCTCGTCTTTGATTCCGATTCCGCAATACAAGTTACCTTTGATTTCCTGATATTCGCTTTGCCAATTCTCCGCTCCCACCGTCTCGTCGAGTATGTCCATATCTACTCGCGAAGTCTTATAGATGAGCGCCACCGCGCCCTTTTCCGTCGCTTGCTTTACCTTCACTTCTATTTCTTCTGGCTTTAACACCCTGAATTTGCTCATGTTTCCGCCCTCCTGACGCTGTTTATTTGCGGGTTATATCTTTCCTCTATCCTCGCGCCTTCCACGCTCTTGCCCGCTTTTAAGGCGTCCTTTACGGCCGTTAAATCTATCCCCTCCGTTACCTTTTCCGTCCAATACTCTTTGGGCACTTTTGCTTCGTCTTCCACAATTACCGCTTCACTCTTTCGGAACGTCACTTTTGCCCGCACAGTCTCGAACTTCTGTCCTTGCAACGCATACGAGAGATATCCTTTCAAGCTCTCCAGCTTCTTCTCCGACGCTTTCCGACGCGCTTTGAAGATTTCTTCCTGCTCTTTCAAGCCCTCGATATCGTGCTCCGTGTTCTCGATTAAAAAAACTATGTTTTCAATCTTCCTGTCCCGCTCGATCTGCAACCCGTCCAGCTTCTCATAGTCAAGGACTTCGCCCGTCTCTCCGTCGATACACGCCTCTATCTCCGCGTCGATTTCGTATAACGTCATATCCCTTCCCTCCGACAGATTTCTTCAAGTGCGGATTTTTCCGCGCTTTCCAATCGCTTCAAACGGATATATTCCCACAACGTCAACCCGCGGTGCCGATGTAAATCTTCCATGACTTCTTTTATGTCTCCCGTCAGCTTCACGCTTGTTTCTTTCGCCTCTTCCGTCATTGTGCCTTTCTCCTCGCTCTTAATATCGCGTTTGCCGCTTCCCGTCCGTATGCCACATAACTGTCGATACATTCTTCGCAGAGTATATACGGCTCTTCCCCGTACAGCTTCGGCATTACGTAACAATTATCGTCTGCATAAATTGCCTTATTGCACTCCGAACAATGACATGTGGGGACTTCTCTTTCCCATGTCTCTCCTGTTTCTTCGTCCGTTACCTGCTCCCAAAACTTCAACATTCCGTTTTCTATATTATCGTTATGTAACATTTTAATTGCCCTCCCTTGCGATTTTCGCTATCTCCTGCGCTATGATATACTGCGACGCTCTTTTTGCCCGCTCTTTTACGTTCTGCGGCACTTTCTTCGCACGCTCGTCTATTCCCTCGAAATACTCTGCTACCGCTTCCACAGCCGCAGGGAAGCCCTCATAATTGACGGGCTTTCTGTTTAATGTCGGATAGGCTTTATTTTCTATCTCCATTACCACGCCGCCGTTTTCAAGGCTCTGTCTGAACTTTACTTCGAAGCTCCCAAACGGGTCGCGGCTGATATCCTGTCTTGCCGTCAGTTTCCCGCCCTCGTACTTCCACCACATTCTGCTGAACTTCTCCACGTCAATACGCTTTTGATTTCTGCTCATTTTTCTACCTCCGCTTGACTTTCACAACCTTTTTGTAGTATAATAAAGATTATAATTTGTTTTATCTTTATTTTGACAACTATTCGGTTGTAATATGAGTATATCATATAACTATTTGGTTGTCAAGTATTTTTACGAGGTTTTTATGAAAAACAAAATTGCGGAGTTTCGTAAGGCTCAAAATTTAACTCAACGCCAACTTGCTGAAAAGCTTAATATTTATTATCAAGTGTTCCAACGTTGGGAGAATGGAGAACGAGCACCAACTGTAGAGACCGCTTTGCGCCTTGCACGAGTTCTTAATACAACAGTCGAGGAACTTTTTCAGCTTGAAGATTAATCGTCGTACAAGGCTTCTATCGTCGTTTCAAGGGCTTTGGAAATCTTTATTCCGACTTTAACATTTGGAAGTCGGTCGGTATTTTCATATCTTTGATATGCTTGCTGTGCGATCCCGATCCGTTCGGCCACTTGTTTCTGCGTGAGGTTTAATTCCTCTCGGCGAGCTTTTAACTTGTTCATTTGTTTACTCCCGATAAATTTATTGAGGTACTATTATGGAAATTGTAGCTTTCGTCTTGTCAATTCATTTTCAGATTTCAAAACCTGAAACAAAAAATTAACTTTTAAGATTTGTGCCAATAAAAAAAAATATTTAAGAAGAAGTTAAAATACAAATTAGACTGATAATAGCTCCCGCAATTCCAAATATAAACGACATTATGCTCAAAACAAGAGTAATAATAGTATTTTTTAATTTAGAATTATTTTTCTTTTCCATTTTCAAGCCGTAAGTCCTCGAATTTATCCCAAAATTTATCGAATATCGCTGTATCGTACACCCCTTTTTTATCGGTGATAGCTCCCACCTCGATTGCCGCTATTAAAGCCAATCCTTTTTCCGTCCAGCTTCCATTTTGTATTAAATCGTCTCCGCAAAGTAAGACAGAATCTTCTTCGATAAATGGTCTCATTCTCTCCTCCCTGCAGGCTTCGGCCGGCTTTTTTTGGCTTCTTTTCGTCTTAATCGTCATACGGCATTGGGATACCGCTCAATGCTTCAACAAGTTCTACGTTCCAGTCGGTCACTAACACAGTCATGTGTGGGCGACCTTTTTTTCTTAACAGTTCTACAAGCGGTTGTGCTGCCGATTCCAATTCTTCAGGAGTGATTTTTGCTCGAAAAATGTTATTCTCGTCTTTTTGTTTTGCCTCAATCTCAAAATCTCTGTAACAAACGTCACCAACCCCTATAACACGCTCGTTGAAAATATCATAGGTTTTAAGCTCAAAACATTCACCCTCTTTTTTCACGATTACCCGTCCTCGCATTCTTCCTCTATAAGGTACAGGAGCGAAAATAACATTTTTATCATAATGTTCATCGCTCTCTCTTACCCAATCGCCTATTTCTAAATTCTTAAATTCTTCACTCGTCATAATTTCTCCTTTCGCCCAAGGCCTTTATTCTTTGCTCGTAAAACACGCGATTACTTCGTCAACCGATACGCCAAAAACTTCTGCAATCTTAGGAATCGTAACCGTTTTGGGAGTCCCTCGGCCTGTAACCCATTTAGAAACCAACGCCTGTGTTACACCTAATTTTCGAGCAAGCTCGATTTGCGTATAACCTGAAGTTCTTAAAAGCTGTCGAAACATTTCTTTTACCTCCTATCTATAACTTCAAGACTATTATAATACCTTAGGTTCTATTTGTCAACTGTTTTATAACTAAAACTTGTAATTTTTTTTTAATTTTTTTTAGAAAAAGCCTTGACAAACTTTCAACTTTCTGCTATAATTATTAGGTTCTTAGGATTTTCTCTATATCATGAGGTGTAGGTTATCGCCTTTTCCTCGTGATCCCAATTAGAGGTACGTTTTTCTTTCCTAGGAGCAACGTACCTCGTTTTTTTATAGATCCGACCGCGCTACAAGTCGGTAAACTGTAGGGTGAGTAAAAGGCTGACCGCTGCTATAAAATCGTGCCTTTTGTCTTGTGGCTGGCAAGGATAAATAATCAAGCGGTGGTAATCTGTTAGCTTTGTGCTAAGTCGTTTTACAAGCTGTTTTACGCGGGGCAGATTTGCGTTATAAGAGCGGTTTGACGTTCTACCGAGGGGATATACCCGACATGCGGTAAAAAGAGCGTTACGGCCTTTTTTTAAAGGCCGTACCATACCCTTAAGGATTCCCCTCAATGCGGTGACCTGATAACCGACGGAGGTCGGTTCCCCGCGTGCCCTGAGGGGCTACGGGGAACCCCTCCTCCCTTAATAGCCATTTGCGGAGCGGGATAAAGCGCGCAGCGCGTAGCCTCGCGTGGCTGCTACGCTACAGTTGGAGCTTGCGCCCTTCCTTGTTTCTGGCGCAAGATACGTATAATATTAGATACATCAAAAACCCACAACATACGTTTTAATTAGTCATTTTGACTTTAAAAACCCCACAACATACGTTATTCAAAAACTCTATCGCTTCTTCTTTATTTTCAACGGTACACCCTAAGGTTTCCAGATTTTCAACTTGTTTTTCTACGGTTATCGGAGGTTGATGAGATTTAAGCATTTATCTTTTGTCCTAAAAATTAAATGACCTCGCGTGGTACGCATTGTAAAGAGGCGTGCGAGGTTCTGTTGATATTAGTATATGCTATTTTATCTAAAAAGTCAACTATTTTGGTGAAAAAAATTTTACTTTTTTTGTTTGTATTAATCTGTATTAATCTATATTGACCTGTATTAGCCTGTATTTATTTTTAATATCACAAAAAACACCCCGACAAAGCAGTATTACCTGCCATGTCGGGGTTTTCTCAATCCTCATAATCATGTGAAGCGAGCACGGTCACGAGCCAAATCAAGAATATTGTAATCATACGCTCTCCTCTTTGCTCGCTTTGGTTTTCGGCGGATTCGCCTTGCACCAGTCTAGAAAATTATCCGCTTCCGACGCTTTTAAGCGATAGCGGTTGCATTCCGTCACCGTCGTGTTCTGCCATGCGAAAATAAACTTATTCGCTACGTTGATGATAATAAACGCCACCTTGATTAATGCCATAATTACCGTTTGTTTGTTGAAATTCATCAGCAGGTCCACTCCGATAGAACAGGCGAACAGGGAAGAAATAATATTTGTCACGATCGAATTAACGCTGTTTATCTTGTTCGCCACGTCCGCGCGGTAGGCTTCCGACGGCGAGCGGTAGGCTTTGGCGGTTTCCTCCCATCTTAAGAAGTCGGGGTCATAGTGATGGATTTTCACTTTATTGGCTTTCCGTATCGCTTTTTTCTGTCCGTCGGTCAATAAATCGTTCGGATATTGAGCGCGTATCTCCCGCAGGGTTTTGCCTGCATATTTTTCGACGTATGCAGAAAAGTCAAGGTTATAATTCAGACAAATTACCTTTCGGACGTTATTCTGTTCGGTGATTTCATAGTTTCTGCAATATTCCGCAATTCTTGCCCCGTAACCCTGTGCACGAAGCTCTTTTAGCTTTTTATCGGCGAGTTCCCGCACTTCGGTAAATCCTTCCGTCATGTGAGCTTTATTTGTCGCTATCTTCTTGGTCACCGTACCCAGAGAATAGCTCCCCACCATCAGCCATACGCAATTAACGGAAAAGTCTTTTACCCCGATTTCCCCGTCAAAACAAAGCGTAACAAAATAAGTCGCCAACATTGCCAAGAATATGGATACGGCGGTAGAGATAAGTACCCCGTTTACAAATGCGTTTATATTCTTTTTCGGCTTGATCACGGGCGCGTAAATAATCTGTTCAGGTTTCTCTGTCTTGATAGGTTCAATCATTTATCGCCTCCGTTCAGGTTTGTTACCTCCACCTGCCCACAGTGGCGCCAAAGTTCCTCAAACTCTTTGGACAGCTTGAAGCAGATCGCCCCGAGCGTATTCCCGATCGCCGCAAACGCAAAGACGAACGTCAAGCCCTCTATCGTGGCTTTCTCCATGGAATTGACCAGCGCCATAAGTCCGAACAGTACCCAGCAGATCACCGCGGCGTTAGGGCTTTTCATGACCTTTATGAGCGCTTTATACAGCGGCAGCGCGGCGCATACCACGACGACCACGAACACCCCCGACAACGTGCTGTTTGCGTCTTTAACCACGATTACGGGCAGTTTCAATATCCCTGCTATTAAAGTAGGCACGACGCAAAACGCCATGCCCACCCAATACGCGATTAATCTTGCGTTGTAGTACAACTCTTTAGAGTGCTTGATCTTCTTCATCGGATTTCTCCTTTGTCTCGCCGTCTATCTCTCGGATCGCCGCGTTCAGATCATGCTTGATCGCCTCTTTGCTCGCCGCGCCGATATTCGTTCTATCCGCAAACTGCATAAAGGCTTTCGTAAAATTCGCCAATGCCTTTTTCAAGGCTTCCACGTCCCTTTTCGTGCTATCGCCCGTTTGCCCGTTGTGGTTGCTCTCGTCTATTAAACCGTTGGTGCCTTTAAGCTGTAAATCCAACTTCTCCGATACCTCTTTCAACTGCTTTTTCAGTTTCCCGTTCTTGACGTTGGTATAGACGAGATAGACGACGAACACGAGAAGTTGCGCCACGCTCGCCACGGTGGAGATCGTCACTTGCTTTTCGGAAGCGGCCGCTTTTATCGCCTCCACCGCTTTTGCGTATTCGCTCCCTATCCCCGCTTGGTCCGCGTACTTTTGGACCCAGGCGAGAAATGCGTCTAAATCGAACTCGGGGTCGGGCGCGGGTGTTTCCTCGACTACAGAGCTATCGTCGCTTGTAGCCTCGTCTGCGCTGTCCTGCGGGGCTTCTATCGACGTTTCCTCTGCTTTCGCGGAATATGTACCCGTGCCAAAAATCAGACCTATGCACACCGACAAAAGCGCGACTAAAATCACGACAATCAACACGTTTATAATTCTTTTCTTTTTCATCTTCTTTTACTCCTTGAATGTTAATTCTACGCCGTCGTTGACGTAGCTTTTGAATTTTGCGAGAAGCTCTTCTTTTACCTCGATTTCTTCGGCCAAAGCAATTTCGAGCTTCTCTATCTTTTCTTCCTGAATACGGACGGTCTTTGTCAGACTTGCGACCGTATTCTGCAAATCCGTTAGAAGTCCGTGGGCGTAAAACTGTCCCTCGATATCTTTTAATATCAGAGGCTCGACGTCGTACTCCGAAACTTTCACCCCGCGAACGCAATGAATGACTTTTCCGTCTAATTGCCCCGCCTTCAGCTCCTCAATCGGAATTGCCGTTTTACAGGCCTTGAGCGTTACTTTCTTCTCTGCCTGACTGTTTATCCGATAGATGAATATAAACTCGCCCGACAAGCCTTTTACGCCCTCAAAATCGAGTTCAAGCGCATTGTCTGCAATAGAAAAGGCAGGCTCTGCAAACCTGCCAATTCCATGATATTTAAGATACACTTTCATTCTGTTTCAGCCTCCCTTTCCGCCGCAAGGAGATGTGCGATTTTGTAATTGGCTTCAAGGTCAAATTTCTGTTGCCATTCTTCTATCAGGTTTTTTATATAGTCGGGTACGCCTTCCTCGACTTTTGCCTCATCAAGGAGAACGATAATCCGATTAAACATTTCCTGGACGAGAGTATAGGCTTCTACCTTCGGATAGGTCTTTGCAGGGATAGCGTCGTATTCTTCGAGAGCTTCCGTAATCGAGACTTCGGGAATGCCGATAGAAATCCCGTTTTCAATAATACTGTCCGCACAATCTAACGCCAATTTGTAATACTCCTCCATGTTCTCATGGTCGCTTGGAAAATTTTTTGAAATGATGTTATGATGTAACACCCAAATATTTTCAACGCCCACCTTTAAGGCTTTTTCTGCTGAACGATAGTTTTTCATGTTTTCTCCTTATTTAATCCACCTCGGCCTTTCGGGGATAATCCCCGTTTCGGGTGCGTCCAGCCACGCTTTGCGCCAGCTCTGGACTTCGGCTTTTTGCTCCTCTGTCAACGTGTCGTACCACGCCGCGCGGTCTGCGATATCGAAACATTCTTTGCGGCGCAATTGTCTAATAGCCAGGCTTTCCACGGCCGTACCTTTCAGCTCGGGCAGTTCCTCACGTTTCAAAGGCCTGCGTGATAATATCTTTTTAGCCATTTGTCGTACCTCCTGTTAGGGTAAAGTAGTCTTGTTTGACGGTGTTTTCCGCGCCGTACTCGCTGTTATCCGTCGGGCCTTGCTCTATCGTTTCGCTTCCGTTTTTCCATGCGATATACTTTGATTTATTGAACGGCGTCGCTTCGGTCGTGGCTTCGGCGGTTTTGTAGGTCACGGTCAAAGGATTTCCTGCTCCTGCCCATGCGGCAAGTTGGGATTTCCATTCGGTAGCACTTTTAATCGTACTGCCTGAACCTAAGCGAATATACACATATCCCCTGATTACTAATATGCCAATATCGTTTCCCGTATCATTTTCAACGGAAAGTTTATAATCGTATTTGTTACATATGCAAGGGACTTTGGTTTTCTGTGCTTCTACGGATATATGTGTATAATATCGATAGTTGTAAAAATTATTTTCCGCATTTCCGGTCAAATACCACTCTTCCGTCCCGTCAAACGTCAAAGTATTACTCTGTCGTTTCGTTTCTCCCGTTTCGGGATAGACGACGTCATATTCGGCTAACTCGATAGGCGTTTCAGCGGAAAGAGTGTCGGAGATGTACGGCTCGTAGGGCAGAGCGGT